AACTTTGGGTGCAGTTGGTATCGTCACGATCACAAGTGGTGGTTCTGGTTATACAACCACACCTACAGTTGTATTCTCTGGACCTGGTTCAGGAACAACTGCGACTGGTGAGGCTGTCATGGTTGGAGGCACGATCAGTGCAGTCAGGTTGTCTAATGCTGGTGCGGGATATACCGCTGGTCAAAATGTCACCGTCACGATCGGTGCTGCAACAACCATCGGCACTGGTAACTACGTCTTTAATGAAACTGTATCTGTTGGTGATGTCACTGCAAGAGTCAAAGTTTGGGATGCAAGTTCTAATACTCTAGACATCAACATGTTGAGTGCGATGGAATTTCCAGTTGGTGGTAAAATTGTTGGACAAGAATCTGGTGCAACGTACATTATCAAGTCCGTCAGTTATGACACACCAACAGACTTCCCGAATGATGATCTGTATCAGGCAAATCAATACAATGATAATGCAGAGTTTGAGAGTGAGGCTGATAACTTGTTAGACTTCTCAGAGAGGAACCCGTTCGGTACTTTCTAAATAGTTAGAAAATACTTGAAATGTTAGGCACTTACTTCTATCATGAGATATTAAGAAAGACAGTTATCGGTTTCGGTACTCTCTTTAATGATATCAATATTCGACACCGCGATGCGAGTGGGACAAGTTTTAGTAACTTGAAAGTTCCACTTGCGTATGGTCCTATTCAGAAGTTTCTGGCAAGAATTCAACAACAACCAGATCTGAATAGAGAGATTGCACTGACACTACCTCGACTCTCTTTTGAGATGACAGGTCTTCAATATGATCCATCCAGAAAGACTGGTGTCACACAAACATTCCTAGCAACTCAGAATGGGAATGCAAAGAAGGTTTATATGCCTGTCCCATACAATGTGACTTTTGAATTGAACATCATCTCTAAACTGAATGATGATTCTCTACAAATCATTGAACAGATTCTGCCATATTTCCAACCATCTCTCAACATCACAATCAATCTCATCAGTGCGATCGGTGAGAAGAAAGACGTGCCAGTTGTGATGGAGAGCATCACACAAAATGACCAGTATGAGGGTGGTTTTGATAGTCGTCGATTGATTATTCATACACTCAGATTTACTGCAAAAACATACTTGTTTGGACCTGTTGCAGAGAGCACTGATGGTCTTATCAAGAAAGTGGATGTGGATTACTACACCAACACAAATATCAAAACTGCGAAGAGAGTACAAAGATATACCGCAACACCAAAAGCACTACAAGATTACAACGACGACAATGCAACCGTCGTCGATGGTGCAATCTCTACAGAGGTTACAAAAATCAAAGTCAGTGCATCCACAGATCTCACGGTCGGTGGTCGTATCATCATCGATGGTGAGATTATGTACGTTGAGAAAATCAGTGGACAGAATGTTAATGTCATCAGAGGATATGACAACACCGCAATTGCGGAACATGAACATGGTGCAACTGTCAATGTTCTCAATGCTGCAGATGACGCACTCATTGAGTTCGGTGATGACTTCGGATTTAATGAAACGTCTTCCTTCTTCACTGATGGAGGTGAGTGATGAAAAACTTCGATGCGATCAATGATGCTCTTGATGTAGAAGCTTCGATTGTGCCTGTGGAGGAAACTCCCAAACCAGTTCAGAAACCCAAAGAAAAGGATGACATCAACAAAGACTATGAATACTCTAGAGGTAATCTATATTCTTTGATTGAGAAGGGTCAGGAAGCTGTCAATGGTATTCTTGAACTCGCACAGGAATCTGATTCTGCAAGAGCATATGAAGTTGCAGGTCAGTTGATCAAGAGTGTTGCAGACACCACAGATAAACTAATTGATCTGCAGAAAAAGATGAAAGATATTGATGAAGAACCAAACAGAGGTCCTACCAATGTAACAAACGCTCTGTTTGTTGGTTCTACTGCAGAACTTCAGAAACTACTCAAGCAACAGAAAAATAAGGATGTTAAATGAAGTCTCAAGAACTGTCAGAATTTTTTAGTCTGATCGGTCAGGCTAAAAAAGAAAAAGAAGAAGAATTTGATAACCTACTCAAGGAAGCCAATGTCGATCTAGACTCAATGGCTACCTCACTTTTTACTGGCATTGAAAGTGCAAAGGTGGAGGTAAAAGAACAGAAGAAGAAAGAAGAAAAACTGATCGAAAGTTTAGATAGTCTTTTAGTTTCTTTAGACAAACCAAAAGAAACCACACCAATTGTTGTAGGTGTACCAGAAGATTTTGATATCTCTTCTTTAGAAGAAGAGGTTGTAGAAGAAGAGATTGTTGAAGAAGAAGTCGTAGAAGAAGAGACCGTCGAAGAAGATGATACAATTTCTAAAGCCATCAAGTTTATTGATACACAACTCAAAGAAGAACTCAAAGATATTGAACCTAACGATCCGACTGTAGATAGTATCAAGGCAGAAGTAAAAGAACTTAGAAATATTCTCTATAAAGTTCTTGCACACGGACCTGGTTCTGGTGAAGTCAGAGTCCTGAAAATGGACGATGTTGACGCAGATGATCTCGCTGATGGTAGAGTTCTCTCTTACGATTCATCATCAGAAAAACTCAAGTTTGTAGATCAATCTGGTGGTGGTGCAGGATATGCAAATACTGCAGGTATATCCACATATGCGATCACTGCAGGTATTGCCACCAATTCAACAAAACTCAATGGTCAATCTGCGTCATATTATCTTGACTATGATAACTTTACAAATACGCCCACAATACCCACTAATAATAATCAACTAACGAATGGTGCGGGATATATCACCACATCATTTACTAATACAAATCAGTTGGTCAATGGTGCTGGTTTTATCACAAACAGTGTAACTGGTGATTTCACAGTTAGTGGTAACGTTTCTATTGGTGGCACTCTGACTTATGAGGATGTAACCAATATTGATTCCGTTGGTCTGATAACAGCAAGAAATGGTATCAATGTCTCTTCTAGTGGTATTAATGTAACTGGTGTTTCTACATTTAATGATCGGATTCATTTACCTGATGATACCAAGATAATGCTTGGTGCAAATAACGATATGCAGATCGTTCATGTACCAAACTTTAACAGTATCCAAGGAGATCAACCCTTACGTTTACAATCATCAAGTGAAATTGTAATAAAACAATATAATGGATCTGAAGTCTTTGGTAAATTTATTAAAAATGGTCCAGTAGAACTCTACTACGACAACTCCAAAAAATTTGAGACCACTGATGCTGGTGTCGATATAACAGGTCATACTGAGACCGACACATTAAATGTTTCTGGTGTTTCTACATTCTCTGGCGACATTGGTTCTAACCTTATTCCTTCAAGTGATGATACTTATGACTTAGGTGCTCCTAATGATCAATGGAGAAACCTTTATATTGATGGACTTGCAAATGTTGATGCACTTCTATGTTCTGGTAGTGCAGATTTCTCTAGTAATGTTGAAATTGGTGGTGATGTAAAAATATCAAATGGTGCATTCTCTAGTGCAACTGCAACCACTACGACAACATCACAAACTGCAGTAGATACATTTGCTGCGGCTACATATCGTTCAGTCAAATATCAGATTCAAATCACAAGAGGTTCTGAATATCATATTACGGAAGTATTCATTGTTCATGACGGAACTACGTCGTATGGAACTGAATATGCAACCATTAAGACTGGATCATCACTCGCATCATTTGACACAGATATTAATTCAGGAAATGTAAGATTGTTAGCTACACCAACCAGTTCTTCATCAACAGTTTTCAAACTTGTCAAAACTCTGATCAAAGTATAAATAATACGAGACTAATCTTGTATTAATGAAAAACGGGAAGTGTCCCGCAGGGGAATATTATTGTTACACCAATAAAGAATGCAAACCCATTCCAAAGGGTTTTATGGTTGACCCTGAGGGTATGCTCCGTAAAGAGAATGGTGCTTCCACTACAAAGGAAGAGTGGAGTCAAAAATACAAGAAGTCAATTGATTGCGATAATCCAAAAGGTTTCTCTCAGAAAGCACACTGTCAGGGTCGTAAAAAGAAAATGAAGAGTATCAAGGAAGAGGGTCTTAGAGATTGGTTTGGTAAATCTAAATCAAAAGATGGTAAGAGGGGTTGGGTCAATGTTGTGACAGGTGATTCTTGTGCAAGTGACAAACCTGGTGAAGGCATTCCTAAGTGTGTTTCCTCCGCAAAAAGAGCGAGTATGTCCAAAAAGGAAAGACTCGCTGCAGCTGCTGCGAAGAGAAGAGAAGATCCTGGTCAACAGAAAAAGACAGGTGCATCAAAACCCACCAATGTCAAGACTGACAGAAAGACAAGAAAAGAAGACGTAGAACTAGTCGATGCATACGGTGAAACATTTGCAACTATTCAAGACATCATCAAACCAGAACCCATGAAAGAAACTGTCTGTCCTCGTTGTGGACAAAATCCATGCGTCTGTAGTGAAACCTATGACATCGAATCAATGACTGAAGCCAAAGATAGAAAAGGAAAGGGTAGTGGAACCAAAGACGCTTGTTACCATAAGGTCAAGTCTCGTTACTCTGTATGGCCTTCTGCATATGCATCTGGTGCATTGGTCAAGTGTCGTAAGGTTGGTGCTGCAAACTGGGGTAACAAGACTAAGAAGGAAGAATTTGAGTTTTCCCCCTCACAAGTCATGGCTCTTGAAGCTGCAGGTCTCATTCAACTGAACGAAAAGGGTCAGAAGTGTTGGAAGGGAT